GCTATCAGGAGTCAAAACGAACATTTTAGCATCCGGTGACAGCCCGCCATCCGGCGGGTCTTCTCCGGTCTCCAAGGGAATCTCAACGCTGTTCTGGTCTCCCATGCAGGAGAAAACCAGCTTCATGCGGTTATCATCATAGACATAGACAGCCACAAGGAAGTTCTTGAACAGTTCCATCTGGAAATCCCGGTCGTGGATGTCACCCTGCTGCAGCAGTTCCAGATAGGAGATGATTTGCTCCCGGTCGATTTTCACGACATCCTCTTTGGCCGCATTCAACTGGACGCTCAGCCGGGATTGCTCAGTCTCAAGCTCGACCATCCGGGTGCGGGTGGCCTCTGTGATAATCCCCATCTCGATGGCTTTCAGCATATTCGAGGTGGCTTTTTTATTTTCCTCCAACTGCTGCTCCAGCGCCTCGATCTGGAGGTCATTGTCGTGCTTTTCCCAGTATTCGACCGTCCGATCTGCCATCCATTCAATGACATCGTCGGTCAGGCAGTACATTTTGATGGCTTGCGCTACGGCCGGTTCAATGGCATCCCGGCGGATGTTCTTCTTGTCACAGGCGTGCTCGGTGCGCCGTTTCTGGCAGGTGTAGTAGTAATGCAGCTCTCCATTTCGGCTGGTTCCAGATACGCCCGTCATGTAGCTGCCACAGTGTCCGCAGCGCAGTTTCCCGGTCAGCAGATAATCTTCTGCCCCGACACGGTGCCGGGTTCCAACTGGGTTCTTTTTCATCCTCATGGCCTCCTGTACCCTGTACCACAAATCGTCACTCACTATGCGTGGAATGCCATCGGCCACCCGGACATCCCCGTATATGTAGATGCCCCGGTACCGCTCGTTCTGGCAAATACTCTGGAAGCTGCCTTTGTTCCAGTTGGCTCCCTTGCTGGTCTTGATGCCCTTGGCATTGAGATCTCGCGCAATGTCCACGAACAGGTCACCAGCAGCCACACGGGTGAATATTTCCCGGACAACGGCCGCATTCGCATCATCCAGCACCACACGGCCGTCCTCACCCCGCTTGTAGCCCAAGGGCTGCCGACCGTTCGCCATGCACTTGCTGGCGTTATCATACAGCCCCCGGGTGATGTCCTCCGCCATGTTCTCGCTGTAGAATTGATTCACATTCATCATGTTCCTCAATGCGAAACGCCCGGCGGCTGTATCGTCAAAATCTTCCTCGGCGTAGAACACCTTCACGCCGCAGTCTTCCAGTTTGGCCTCGTTGACCATTGCCTGAAGCATATTGCGGCCAATGCGGTTTGACTTCCATGCCACAACCGCCTGAAATTTGCCTTTTTCAGCATCCCGCATCATTCGCTGGAAGTTGGGCCGCTTATCGGTCTTGCCGCTGATGGCCCTGTCCTCATAAGTTCCAACGACGTGCAGCCCCAGCTCGGCAGCGTGCTTCATGCACTCTCTGACCTGCTGCTCAATGCTGACCTCTCGCTGGTTGTGGGAGGAATAGCGGGCATAAATGACGGCATTCTGACCCGCAGCAATATTCTTTTTTCGGGCCATCAACCATCACCTCACGATTATCTTCTTCAAAATTCGCAATATTTTTCCGATTTTCGGTATAATTCTACGAATCCCTGAAAAGCGGGTGCGTATTTGATATAATTCAGTTGCTGCCGACAGTAAATTTGAGAAAGGAGCCATGCCGTATGACTACGAGCGAATGGTCGGATATCTTTGCCAAAATCAAAAAACTGTCGGATGCTGATAAGGAGCGATTGCTTATTTTTCTGCACGCCCTGAAAGGTAACGAAGATAGCTCAACGCCTCCTGCTGCCGATCTGCCGGTAAATCAAGAAGCAGCTCAATAATTTCAGCCGTTTGGCCGTCCTCCTGCTGGAGGGCGGCCTTTATCATTTCCTTGGGAGTATGGCCCAGCAGAGAATCCAGCGACTCGCCCAGCTCATCCGCAATGGCGCAGGCCGTCACCAACGAAATAGAGTCGCTGCCGCTCAGTTCTTCTTCGATTTCCTGAACGCTGATACCCGCAGCCTCTAAGTCGGCCGGATCTGCATTATTCAAAATCTGCATCACGCTGTCGCGGAATTTCGAAGCCCACTCATTCCGGCTGGCTTCTTCATCCCATCCCATGATGTAAGACGGGGTCGTATCAAGTGCATCAGCAATAGCCTTGATTTTAGACTGTGTGAGGACACGGAAGCCAAGCTCAATCTTATTGATAGATGATTTCGACTTATAGCCGATTTTCTTTGCTAGTTCTTCTTGGGACATCCCCAATTCTTCACGTCGAATTTTCACTCTTTGTCCGATGGTCATGGTTTTGCATCCCCCTAAATTCTTCTGATGCAATTATAATACGGCGTAGGCATGAGGTCAACATTTTTTCAAATTTTTCAAAAAAATAGTTGACATTCGGTCTACGAGGTGGTAATATACGCCCAGTAGACAACCAGTCTACGCCGAACGGAAAGCGAGGTGAAATTACTGTGACCAATACCACTTTGCTCAAAGCAAAGATTGATGCCTCCGGCTACAAGATGAAGTATATTGCAAATCGCATTGGCCTTTCATATCAGGGATTTTTGAACAAAATTCGGAATAAAACCGATTTTACCGCACCTGAAATTAAAAGTCTGTGCGAGTTGCTCCACATCGGAACGGAGGAAATGGAGCAGATTTTTTTTGCTCCGTAAGTAGACTGTTTGCCTACTTCAAAACAGGAGGACCACATGGACACCACAATTCACATCAACGTGGCCGATATTCCCCCGGAAGTCGGTGAGAGCTTTGGCCGCGTGACGCTGGCGGGATTCAAAAAATTCATCGCCCAGCCCGGGAACCGCGAGAAGCTGGAAGCCCAAACGGCTGCCCGCAAGGCTCGCAAAGAAAGGGAGTGTAAGGAATGACCCGGATTCTGATGATCGTGTACGGCATCACCGCCGAACAGGCAGCAGCTCGTGCCCCGGCGGCGCAGTTTGCTGTGACCTCTGTTATCGCAGCCCTGTTTGTCTGGCTGGACAGCATGGGGATGTTCGATGATGTAGGCCGCTGGATGGGGCGCAAGCTCCGGGAGGTGCTGGATGCTGTATCCGACTGACGAAGAAGCTGGCTACCCTGAGCCTCCTGTGTGCCCCCTCTGCCACCAGAGGTGCGATACCATCTACCGCACCGATGATGGCACAATCGTTGGCTGCGACCGCTGCTTAGAGGCCGCAGATGCATGGGAAGTCAACGAGTGCTTCCCGGAAAAGGAGTGATTTTTATGAAAGGATTGGTATTTGACACTGAGAATCGGATGCAGTTCAAGGACTTCGGCGAACCGCTGCTGGACAACCTCCAGAAAGAGGTCGGCGGTTGCATCGAGGTGGTTCATCCCAAGTATCTGCCGGAAGGACTGTGCATGGTGATTGATGATGAGGGACTGCTGAAAGGCTACGCCATCAACAGCATTGCCAGCATTCTCTACGGTACGCCGGAACATGGTCAGCCCATTGTGGGCACCGCTGTGATTCTCCGTGAGGGCTTTGTGGCCGGGGAGCTCGACTTTATGAGCCTGGATGACGGAGATGAAGTTGGCCTGATGCTCTTGTTCTCTGCACTCGGCATCAGCATCAAGAACGAAAGCGAGGCCGAATGATGGATCTGGAAAAATTCTACTTCACCTACGGTTCCGATGATGTCCAGCCGTACTGCGGTGGGTGGACGGAGGTTTGGGCACCCAACTACCAGATGGCGTGTCAGGCATTCCGGGCAGTGCATCCCGACCGCATTCCCAATATCCTGAACTGCTCCAGCGTGTACAGCGCAAGGGAGTTCGAGAAAACCAAGATGTTCGGCCCGGGCGGCAACTTCGGCCTCCGCTGCCGGGAGACCATCACTCTGAACATCGCTGTCAACAAGGCCGAGGAGGGGGTGATTTTTTGAAAGTAAGAGGCAAAAAGCTGACCCGCAAGCAGAAAGAGGCCCTTTCCGCACAGGGCTGGGACTTCCGCCTGTACCTCTGTGTCCGGGATGGCCCGGACTTCATGGAGCTGGTCAACCGTACCACCGGCAAGTACGTCATGTTCCGCAAGTAAGCCTATCAACTGAAAAGGAGTAAACATTATGATTCGCAATCCCAACGACATTCAGGACGGCGCAAAAAAGATTCGGATGCTCATTGCTGGCTACCCCGGCATCGGCAAGTCCACGCTGGCCCTGTCCGCACCCCGCCCGCTGCACATCGACTGCGACTTTGGCATTGACCGTATCGAACCTCGCTACCGTATGCCGTACATCCAGCCCCGCAGCTATGACGAGATTCTGAATGACCTGAAGCCTGAGAACCTCAAGGACTTCGAGACGCTGGTGTTCGATACCGCCGGAAAGCTTATCACCCTGATGGGCCTGTGGGCTATCAAGCAGAACCCCAAGTATGGTCAGCGGGACGGCAGTCTGTCCCTCAAGGGCTATGGCTTTGTTGGCCGCGAGTTCGTCCGGCTGATGGACTACTGCTTCTACGAGCTGAAGAAGAACATCGTGGTGGTCTTCCACGCCACCGAGGAAAAGGACGGCGATAACACCCGTCTCCGCATCAAGGTCGAGGGTCAGACCAAGAACAATGTGTGGGAGCCTATGGATCTGGGCGGCTTCGTGGAAATGTACGGCAACGACCGCACCATTGGTTTCTCCAACTGTGAGAAATATTTTGCCAAGGGCACCCGCGGCATCCACGGTGTCTATAAGATTCCCGCCCTCGGCCCCGGCAGCCCGAACGACTTCCTGACCAAGCTGTTTGAGGAGTACAACAGCAAGGCCGCCGAGGAGGTGGCTGCAAATGCCAAGGAGAACGAAGCCTACGAGCAGGTCATGCAGGAGGGCAGCAAGATCATTGCTGGCATCAAGGATGCCGATACCGCCAACGCTGCCATGCCGCCGTTCAAGGCTCTTCAGCACCACTTGACTTCCCGTCAGGAACTGAATGCCCAGTGGAAAGCTAAGATTGCCGCTCTCGGCCTGACTTTTGATACGGCCGCTGCCCAGTACAAGCCCGCAGAGGAGGCACAGTAATGGCTGCATACCTTGTTACTCACTCGCTGCTGTCCTCGTGGCTGCACCTCATCCGGGAGAATCCCTACGAGGATTTGACCACCGAGGGCGACCCGCTGGCAGAGTTCATGCTGGTCCTGCGTCGGGAGCCTACGCCCCGGACGGAGGCTATGCAGAACGGCATTGACTTTGAGAACCTTGTGACCTCCATTGTCAACGGCCACGATGACCCCAATAATCCGTGGAGCTGGGCCGCCGGGCAGATTGCCGCCATCATCAAGGGTGGACAGTTGCAGTTTAAATCCCGCAAAACCATTCAGGTGCGCGGCATGGATGTAGTCCTGTATGGCCGCCTCGATGCCCTCAAGGCTGGCACCATCTACGACATCAAGTTCAGTAGGGGCTATGAGCGCGGGAAATTCTATTCCAGCACTCAGCACCCCACCTATATGCTGCTCATCCCGGAGGCGCAGCAGTTTTCCTACCTTGTCAGCAATGGCATGGATGTCTGGACGGAGTGCTACCGCCGGGACGAAACGCCGGATATTCGCCCCATCATTTCGGATTTCTTTGACTGGCTGGATGCCTATGGGCTGATGGCCGAGTTCAAGGAGCACTGGAAAGCCTTATGACCGGGCGGCTCGTGGACATAAGTTTCAGTCTGAACCGCAAGCAGCGCATCACGCTGGAAGTTGATTCCGATTTCCGAAACCTGTGGGACAAGCTGAATCAGGAGCCGCTGCTGGACATTGAAATCAAGAAGCACCGCAACAAGCGCAGCCACAGTGCAAACGCCTACTTCCATGTTCTGGTCAACAAGATCGCCGCCGAAACTGGCGAATCGGACGACCTTGTGAAAGAGCGGCTGGTTGTGGCCTACGGCACGGTTGCGAGAGATAAGGATGGCTGCACCGTGGGCTTCAAACTTCCGGCCAGCGTGGATGTTCACGACCTCTACAAATACACCCGCTGCTTTGATGTGCGGGAAGAGGACGGAAAATGGTTCAACTGCTACTTGGTTTACAAGGACACCAGCAAGATGGACACGAAAGAATTTTCACACCTGATTGACGGTGCGATTGATGAAGCCAAGGCTCTGGGTATCGAGACGGATACCCCGGAGCAGCTGGCCCGGTACAAGGAGGAATGGTCACGATGAAAGGCCGAATCATCATCTGCGACTACTGCGGAACGCCCGCAGACTTCGTAGACAGTTCGGTGGTTTACCACGGCCACAGCTTCGGCATGATTTACCTCTGCCCTCGCTGCGGTGCCTATGTTGGCGTACACAAGGGGTCTGACAAACCCCTTGGCCGCTTGGCAAATTCGGAGTTGCGCAACTGGAAAAAGGCAGCTCATGCAGCATTTGACCCGCTCTGGAAATACGGTCCCTACCGTGGCCGCCGGAATGAGGCCTACCGCTGGCTGTCCGAGAAGATGGGCACCCCGATTGAATTTACGCATATTGGAATGTTCGATGTGGACCAGTGCCGCAAGGTGGTCCGCATCATGCGAGAAGAAAGGAACCGGTTATGGAAGATTTGAACGTCCAGACCATCGCTATCCCGGTTGAGGAGTACAAGGACTTGCTTCGGGCACAGACCGAGCTCGCCATCATCTACCAGAAGAACGCCAACGGTGATGCTTACGGCACTGGCACTTTCGTGCAGGAGATGCGGAACGCATTTTGCAACGTCAGGCAGGAGGACGCGCATGCTGAATAATTGCATATTTCAGGGCCGCTTCGCTGCCGATCCTGAAATGCGGACCACACAGAGCGGCCTGACAGTCGCCAGCTTTCGCATGGCCGTTGACCGGGACAATGTCGGTCAGGATGGCCGGCGGGCTACCGATTGGCTGAATTTCGTGGCATGGCGTAAAACGGCAGAGTTCGTTTGCCAGTATTTCCGCAAGGGCAGCACGGCTCTTGTGGAGTGCCAGTGCCAGACCCGCTCCTACGAAGACAAGAACGGTCAGAAGCGCACCGCCACCGAGTTTGTGGTCCAGAAGATTCACTTTTGCGGCCCAAAAACGGAGCAGCGAGTGGATGATGGCGGTGAGGCACCGCCGCCGGGCTACCAGCAGCCGCCCTATCAGAATCAGCAGCCACAGCAGATGGGCTTCAACACCCAGAGCCAACGGCAGCAGTGGCAGGGCGCAAATGCCGCCCCTGGCACTGTGCAGTATTCGCATGGCAGCCCGGATGATTTCTCTGAAATTGACGATGGCGATGACCTGCCGTTCTAAGGAGGTTTGAATGGCAACGGGTAAGCGGTACTACTGGATAAAACTCAAAGATAGCTTCATGTCCTCGGACGCAATCGACTACCTGATGAGCCAGCCAGATGGTGCCAACTATGTTGTTCTCTATCAAATGCTCTGCCTCAAAACCATAAACACGGGCGGCTGTCTGGTGTCAAAAATTGGAGAGATGCTCATTCCCTATGATGTTGAAAAGATTCAGAGAGAATGCAAATGGTTTTCTCTGGCAACCGTCCGTGTGGCTCTTGAGGTGTACAAGCAAATCGGCCTTGTTTTTGAAAACCCAGACGGAACGCTGTCGATTTCCGATTATTCGGAAATGATAGGCAGTGAAACTGACTGGGCAGCCAAGAAGCGCAGGCAGACACTACAAGCCGCAAATTCTCCTCTTTCCATTGGGGAAAGTGGTAGGGATACCACTGGGGAAAATCTCCCCATAGAGAAAGAGATAGATAAAGAGAAAGATAAAGAGAAAGATAAAGAGATAGAGAACAGAGTAAGAGATAACGGCAGCGGCGGTTTTCCGGCTGCCGACCCCGGATTGGCCGAGATCATCCGGTCTTTCGAGGACAACATCGGCAGCTTTCCCCCGGCCGCAAAGGATTCCTTGCTCCAATGGCGGCAGATTTTCACGGATGACCTCATCCTGCTGGCAATCAAAAAAGCTGCCTTGTCAGGGGTTCGCAGATGGAATTACGTCAATGGAATCTTGAAGGCTTGGAAAAACGAGGGTGTGAGAACCCTTGGTGACGTGCAGTCCCGTGACGAGCGACGCAAGCCCCCGGCGGGTCAGCAGCCCAAACGCTCCGCTGCCGAGGACTACGATTTTATTTTTGGAGGCTCAAATGACAGTTGAATGTTTGAAAAGCTCAATGCTGCGCATTGAGCGGTATTTCGGGAAGGAACTCTCGACCGATGAGCGTACAGCACGAGCGGAAGTCTATGCCGCTGCACTGAAAGAAATCCCGGACGATGTGGTTTCGACGGCTCTTTTAAAAGCGCTGACGGTCTGCCGCTATCAGAACCAGCTCCTTGTGGACTGGTGTGCGGAAATCCGCAAGATTCAGGATATTGGGCGTCCAACGGCGAACGACCTCTGGAACGACGCTGCTGTGGCCGCACGGAAAATCGAAGCAAACCTTTACTATATGCACATCGGTGGCCTGATTACGGTTGATGGCAAGCTGAACCGCGATGATTTGAAGCGCCGCAATGCTGAAATCTTTGCGGCGCTCCCGGTGGCAGTACAGCGGTGGGCTGGCTCCCCGGAAGATTTGAGCGACATTTTTTCCAGCCGGAGCACAGCAGATCTGCGCCAGTTCGTTCGTCCTGGCTTTGACCGGACTGTGCAGGATGCCCCGGTTGAGAGCTTGCAGTCCCCGGCGCTGCCCGGCGGGGCAGCCCCGGCACAGATTGGAGGTGGCACGACATGAGGTCGAAAAGACCATTCCGCAGCCTGATCGTGTGCGTTTCGTGTGCGATGGTTGGCTGCATCCTCGCAAGCACGGCCTACTCCCGGCGGGTGGACGAGTTGGAAATCGAGCGGGATATTTACGCCAGCCGTTTCCAGAACTGGCAGACGCGGGCGATTGACGCGGAGGAAAATGTTGGCCGGCTTCAGACTGAGGTAGATAACCTGACCGCAGAGCTGAACGCCCAGACCGATTTGACCCTTACATACGCCGGGTCGTTCAGCTGCACGGCCTATTGTGCCGAAGAATACGCCCACATCTGCGGCGAGGGACACGGAATTACATCCAGCGGCGCAAAGGTGCAGCCGGGCGTGACCGTGGCAGCTGACACCAGCATCCTGCCCTACGGCACGGTGGTCTATATCGAGGGTGTAGGTCTCCGGGTCGTTCAGGACACCGGGAGTGCTGTGGTAGGTAACAAGCTGGACTTGGCGGTGAACACCCATGCGGAGGCTCTAAGCTGGTCTGGCTGGGGTTCCCGCCGGGTCTGGATTGTCACAGCAGGAGGTGACGCTGATGCGGACACCTAAACAGAAAACCTCCGCCCAGAAGCGGTATGAGCAACTCAAGTCCCGTGGCCTGTGCGTTGCCTGTGGAAAAGTGCCGGCGCAGCCCGGCAAAACCAAATGCGTCCAGTGCGGCATCAACGCCAGCAAGTCGGCGCTGAGCTGGTATTACCGCAAGCACAAGGAGGTGCAGCATGGCACTGAATGAATATGGAGTCAAACTGGACAGCAACGGCTATGCACCCAGCATCCTCAACCAGCAGCCCACCTGCCTGATTTGCGGGCGATACCACACGGCCCGGCACGAGGTCTTTTATGGCCCCTACCGGGATAAGAGCAAGCGCTTGGGACTGTGGGCGAATCTCTGCCCGTGGTGTCACCAGAACGGCCCGAACGCCATCCACCGCAACCATGACGAAGATCTCCGCTTGAAAAAGTGGGCGCAGAAAAAGGCTATGGAGCATTACGGGTGGCCGGATGAGAAGTTCCGGCAGGAGTTCGGGAGGTCGTACCTGTGAGCACTTGCCCGATTATCGCCATTGACCCCGGCAATGCCCAGTCTGGCTACTGCGTTATCGATCGCAACACCCTGCGCCCGCTGGAATTCGGCAAGGTTGACAACGCCGAGCTGCTGCGGAAGCTGGCCTCTGCCACGGAGCAGGGCTGGCGGTGGGCGGTCATCGAGATGGTGGCCTCCTACGGAATGTCGGTAGGCCGGGAGGTGTTCGATACCGTCCTCTGGATCGGCCGCTTCTACCAAGCTCTGAACGCCTGCTGCCCGGTACGGCTGCTGTGCCGAATCGAAGAAAAGCGACACATCTGCCACAACACCCGCGCCAATGATGCCGCCATCCGGCGGGCACTCATTGACCGATTCGCAGACCACGACCTCAAAAATGGCCGTGGTACAAAAAAGAACCCGGATTTCTTTTACGGCTTCAAAGCCGATGTGTGGGCAGCCTACGCTGTGGGCCTGACCGCCATCGAGAACCGGGAGAACGACTACAAATTTTCGACTACTTAAAAGCTACTTGAAAGGAGCTTCATCATGGATAATTCTCTGTCTGAATCCGCACGTTTCGCAGTCTACCGTGAAAAACTCAAGGGCATCTGCGAGGCCAACAACCTGAGTTATGTGTTCATCAAGAACGCATACCCCATCAAGCTGGTTATCCGTCCGTTGGGCGGCGTTGGTGAACAGATGTCGATGCTGGAGGAGGCATCCGAGGACAACTACATCTCGCCGGGTGCATCCATCCTGTTCACCGTCAAGGATGGGAACCTGACCTACCGCATGAGCAAGACGTTCACCATCTCCGACACCCTGTTCAACAAAATCAAGAACATCTTCAAGAATATGCACTACCTCTGGCTCCAGTTCTTCTTCCGGGATTTGGTCGAGGGTGGAAAGCTGGCAGCTCTCGGCTACAAAATGCCGGATATTCCGGAATCCGGTGGGCAGCAGGATGCGCCCCGGGAAAATGAGCCTGATTCTTCGAATCTCCCCGGGGAGGCCGAACCGCTGGAAGAAGTTGATGCCGAGAAACTGGACGATGCGGAGGAACCCGCAGCCGATGAACTGACCAAGGCTACCGAGATTGCCCGGCAGAACGACGGCATCACGCAGGCCATGCTGGAACAGCAGATGGGCGTGACCGCAGAAAAGGCCATCGCCCTGCTGGACGAAATGGAAACGGCCGGCGTGATCGACTTCCACGATGGCCGCTACTACCTCGCCAAGGCAGACAGCGAGGAGGAATAATCCATGGCAAAGGCAGCAGTGACGCGCAGCATCCGGGACGACCACCAGAAGAACTTCCTCAAAATTTTCAACGGCCTGACCGGGAAGCATAGCCGCTGGGAGATTTGGGAGGACTTCGTCACCCTGACCGCTATTGAGATCTCAAACAGCACGGACAAGGTGAACGCGGCCGAACGCACCAAGATGTACCAGACCATCGTTTCCAAGTATTCTGCCAAAGAGCGGGACGGCATGGCTGAAATGCTGGCCGAGGTGGTCATGGGAATGGAGCAGAACCCCGACCAAGATTTCCTTGGCTCTCTGTACATGATGTGTGAGTTGGGCAATGACCATGCCGGACAGTTCTTCACGCCCTACGACGTGTGCCGCTGTATGGCCGAGATCACGTTTGACCCGAAGCTGCACCCGGACATGGAGGGGTTTATCTCGGTATCTGACCCGGCCTGTGGAGCTGGCGCCACGCTGCTTGCCTTTTTGAACGTCTGCAAAAGACGGAATATCTGCTACCACAACAAAGTCCTTGTCATAGCCCAGGACATTGACTTCATCGTTGGGCTGATGTGCTACATCCAGTGCAGCTTTATGGGCTGCGCTGGATATGTAGTCATCGGTGACACCCTTGTGAATCCGGCAACCGCTTATGATAAGCGTGGGCTGCTGCCCGCCGGGCCGCAGAATCGCATTTGGTATATGCCATTCTTCTCCACCGACATTTGGTATATGCGGCGGCGGATAGCCAAAATGAACCTTTTGCTGGAGCCCAAAGGCGAACCGGTAAAAATTAAAAAAGTAGATACTAAACCCGCAAATTTGCAAAAATCTATCAAAAATGAGCCGAAAGCCCCGGAAAATGAGCCTCTTAACGAAACCAAAACCGGGCAGCTCACGTTTTTCTAACCTGAATCAAGAAAGGAGTAACCCCTATGGCAGACATTACTTATATCCCTATCCGGCAGCTGTACCCTCACCCCGATAACCCCCGCAAGGAACTGGGCGACCTGTCCGAGCTTGCCGCCAGCATCAAGGAAAACGGCGTATACCAGAACCTGACTGTCATTCCCGGCCACTACCTCAACAGCCGGGAGTACATCGCAAAGTGCGTTGACGAGGGTGGGAATGCAGCCGCAGCAGCGGCAGCATGGACACCCAAGGCTGTGTGGTCCAGTGAGGACTACACCATCATCATCGGCCACCGCCGGGCAGCAGCAGCGCAGCAGGCAGGACTGTACGAACTGCCCTGCGCCATCGTGGAGATGGACGAGCGGGAGCAGATGCAGACCATGATGATTGAGAATATGCAGCGGTCAGACCTCACCGTCTACGAACAGGCGCAGGGCTTCCAGATGATGATGGACTTCGGGCAGACAGTGGAGCAGATCTCCGACAAGTCGGGGTTCTCCCAGTCCACTATCCGGCGGCGCATCAAGCTGCTGGAACTGAACCGCGACAGCTTCAAGAAAGCCGAAAAGCGCGGTGCCACCCTGTCCGATTTCGCCCAGCTGGACAAAATCGAGGACTTGGAAGCCCGAAACCGGGTATTGGAGACCCTCGGTACGCAGAACTTCAACCGGGCCATGCAGGATGCGCTGGAGCAGCAAAAATGGCAGCACCAAAAGGCCGAATGGATTGAGCAGCTGAAAAAATTCGCTACGGAAGATTCGCAGGCCTCCTACCAGACGCATGAGCATGTAAATGCGTACGGAAAGTGGGGCACAAAAAAGGAAGTCATCGTGCCGGAAGATGCCGACAAGGTTACTTATGTCTATAAGGTCAGTGAAAATCAGATTGACCTGTACAAACCTCGCGATACGGAAGCCGAGGATGCCAGCAACTCGGCGAGGGAGGCCGCAAGAGCCACCGAGCAGCTTGCGAGAGAACAGTTTGCCGCTGTTACGAAGCTCATGTACGAGCTGCGCTGGGACTTCGTGAAGGACTTGACTCCCGCGGAGTGCAAAAAGCACCTGCCGGAAATCTTGGCTTATTCCACCCCGATTCTGACCGAATATCGGCACATGGAGGATGACGAAAACGTGTTGCGGCTGCTCGGCATCGGTCTGGATGAGCAGATTCGGGAAGACACGGAATTGGAAGATGCCCTGAAAATGTTCAACGCTTACGATACCGAGCCGGAGAAGATTCTCTTGGCGGTTGCCTTCGATGCGACGGACGGTAGTCGTGAGGGCTATTGGAGCACGGAATGGAATGGACCGACAGGTGCAAGCAAGTTCGTTCACCGCAAAAATGACGACCTCGACAGCACCTATGAACTGCTGACCGCCCTCGGCTATGAAATGGCTGATGACGAAAAGGCCTTGCAGGACGGCACCCACCAGCTTTTTGCGGTGTATGGATCCGGCAGAAAAGCGGACACACCCTGTGATAAGTGCAAAGCTGCTCACCCTGAATGCGACAAGTGCTGCAAAACTTGCGACGACCACTGCAATGCGTTCCAGCTGTGCAGAAAGGAGTATGGCGAATGACCGACCTTGTAAAGTGTGACCGCTGCGGCACACCGTTCAGCATCCAGACAGCCGGCATCCGCAGTACATGGAGCGGCGATTACATGGTGCAGTATTTCACCTGCCCTGGCTGCCACCATCGCTACCAGATTCTGACCACGGACACCGAACTGCGCCAGACCGTTCAGCAGCACAAGAGAATTGCCGCAAAAATCCGCATGGGCAAGAGCAAGAATTTCCGGCCGGGGACTCTGAAAAAGTATCAGGCGGAAATGGAAAAGCTGGAGGCTGAGCAGAAAAAACGGCGGGATGAACTGATGGACAAGGGCAACGAGATCCTTGCCCAGCTGGGAGAGGAGTAAACCATGGGTGATTTGAAAGAATACGCTGACCGCCTCAAGTTTGAAATCATGGCGGCTGACTTCCTGACCGCTGAAGACCGGGAAATGGTCTTTGACCTCATCGAGAAAGTGCTGGGTGATGACAATGCCTGATCAGATCTTCATCAACATTGCGATACTGGCCGTGGGCGTGGCTATCGGTGCCCTGCTGGGCGAAACCAGCCGGCAGCAGCATGACCGCCAGTTGTTCCGGGAGTACATCAACTTTATGACTGAATCGGAGCACAACAATGAGCTGCTGTTCCGGGAAGTGATTCGGTTTCAGACCGAGAAAGGAGCCGACCATGAGAAAGAGTAATCGCCCGCCGGAGCCCGGCGCACGTGGGCTTCTGCGCCTGACCTGCCCTTGCTGCGGCAAGAAGTTCGGTACATATCTCCACGTTCCGCAGATGTCCATAGGCTGCCGCTGCGGGGCTACGATCTCGCTTGAGAGGGGACTTGCCCCATATGAGTTCGCCTGCGGCTGCTGCGGGCTGGTGGCCAAAGGCAAGACCAACACCATGGAGCCGGAGATCACCATTCCCTGCAAATGCGGCAATCCTATCACGCTGCACTGGGACAAGGACAAGCGGAGGTACATCGAATGACCCTAGAAGAAGCCTGCCGACTCATTGACCCGGCAACGGATTTGGACGCGCTGGCCGAGGTTGAGTATTACAATGGCTTCAAGGGTAAGGAAGCCGCTGCGAAGACCCTCCGGGAAGCGAGCCAGATGGTCGTTGATTTTATCCGTCGTGTATCGTGGCACGATGCCAAAACCCCGCCGCCTGTCCACGATGAAAGCTGGGAGAACGCGGGAGAAAAGCACTGCTGCATCATGAGCGAACTTGTGTGGGTCTGCTGCGAGAGCCGGAACACCATGAAGGGCTGGATTGAAAACGGCAAGTGGTACATCGAGGATGGCCGCCCAGCGGCAGATACGCCCTATGGTGCTGTGAAGTTCTGGGCTCCGCTGCTGGAGCCGCCGGAGGTAGCGAAATGAAAATCATCACAGTTAAGCATGAGGTTTCGCCGGGGTATGGAAAATGTGAGTTCGGAGGAGATTTTTGGGGCAAAGAGGTATGCAAATACCATGCACTACGCACCCAAACTCACGGAAACAAGGCTCCGCCTGAATACAGGAAGCCGAAGTGCCTGCTGTTCAACTGCTGGCTCGAAGAGCCGTACAAAAAGTGCGAACCCTGCCGCAGGGCGTGCGCGGAGGTTGACGAAAAGTGAAAGCAGTTCTTTTGAGCATCCGGCCCGAATGGTGCAGCCGTATCTTTTCGGGCTGTAAAACGGTGGAAATCCGTAAGACAAGACCGGCCTCGTTGAAAGAACCTTTTAAGTGCTACATATATTGCACGAAAGGAACGAAATTTTTCTGCTGGAAAGCCGTTGACCACTTGTATTTCGACGATAGGTCTCATAATCTATTCGACCGCAGGGCTGACGGAATGGTTGTCGGCGAATTTATCTGCGATGACATCCGACGCATTGGCCCTGAATACTGTGTCGTCAAAGAAGATATCGAGTCTGCAATTTCTGGAAGCTTGCTCACAGTACCGCAAGTCAAAGACTATGCCGGATGGAAGTCCGGGATGAGTTATGCGGATTTGAAAGACTTGTATGGCTGGCATATCTCCGAACTGAAGATTTATGACAAGCCGCGCGAGCTGCGGCCGTTCACGGGCTTGCTAAACACGCGGTTTGGTGTGCGGCCTGTGGAAGCGCAGCGACCGCCCCAGAGTTGGTGCTATGTGACAGAAAGGATGGACGAATGAACTGCCTGTCCTGCGAGAACTACATACCCCTTGACCCGCCCATCCGGCGAACCGATGCCCACGGCCAGACCTACGAAGTTCCGGGCCTGTGCAAAATTGGTGCAGACCACATAATTTGTGGACTTCCGGTCTACCTTCCGACAGCGAAATGTGATAAAATAATAGAGGCGCCGCCGAAAGACGGTAGCTGAATTATGACGGAGGTAGGTTGTGACATTACAGGAATTGTCCAAGTATTATGACATTCAGATGACCCTCGAAAAAGACCGTGAAGCCTTGGAGAATCTTCGGCAGAAAATCAATCCTGCCTCCCCACAGCTGACGGGTATGCCACATACGCCCGGTGTTCGGGACAAGGTGGCGGATCTGGCTGTGGAACTGGCTGACATGGATGAACGTGTCCGCTGGTTGGAGGAGCAGGCAGCGGAAGAAAAGCCCAAGGTCGAGGCGTACTGCAAGAGCATCATGGATGCCCGGCTTTATCTAATCTTCCGGCTGCGGTTTGTCCGCTGCTACTCGTGGGCAGAAGTTGCCGGAGCACTCGGAAAGTGCTACACGGAAGCCGGGGTCAGCCGGATGGCCTACAACTACCTCGAATCACATTGACCGATAAGCCCTGCATTTGCGGGGCTTTTTATTTTTGCCCGAAAACTCAAATTCAACCTCAAATTTTCATAAAATACGGCCAAATATAGAAATAAGTTTTACATTTTGGCTGCCAAAAGTTAAATTCAAACTGAAAACATCAAAAATCAATGCAGATTGTTTCACACGGTGGTGGACGGTGTAGGACGGTTTCACACGGCGTGTAATGCCGTGCAATAAACAAGAACGACCAGCAACGCTTTGATATGGATTCAGATGACAACGGATGCTCCCGGTGATATGATTAGGATGCAAAATTCAAATCAAGCCAAGCGGTACTCACCATTCCCGGTGGGTGCCGCTATTTTATTGCCTGAAAGGAGGATTCCGGGCCGCACGTTGCTCCTTTGCGTGTGGCATCACCGCAGCACCCCGAAAAGCCGAGGTGCTGCAAGCTGGACATTTCGCCGTGCCCAGCCGCAAAGAAGGAGATTTTTCTATGTATCAGAAAATCAAGGCAAAATTCAAGGCAAACCCCACTATTTTCTACGCCTGCTCCATTGTCGCATCGTGGGCGGGAGTGGGCAGTCTGATGAACTTCCGTACCATTGCATTGCGATACGGCGCAGTTCCGGCAATCATCTGGGCCGTGTTCAATTCTCTGGCATGTATCACGTTCGGTTTGTTCGCTGACCGTGTTCCGTCCATCCGGCGCATCATGCAGAGCAAGGTGATGTTCTATTTCATCGGCCTGCTGACGCTGTTTCAGACGTGGACGCAGATGAGCGGCATCTACGAGATCTTCGGCGATACGCCCATTGGAACCAAGGGCGGCATGATTATCGTGTACGTCACCTGCGTGGCGTTCCTGATTATGCTGCTCAAAGATGGCATGATTCGCAACGTGCTGTCCGATGGCTTTTCATGGGTGGTCGTTTATGGTCTGCTGGCCGTAGTAGTGGCTGCTGCTCTGGTGTACACTGGCGGCACGTTCGCCGTCATCGACCCCGGCGTAAACGCCGCTGGTATTAAGGCGGGCGTGTACAACGGCTTACTTCTGCTGCCCGGCCCATTTGCTTGTCCGTATTACTATTCGCTGTTTGAGTACAACGATGAAAATACGGACGGCACCAAGCGCGGCAACATGAAAAAGGCCTTTGTGCTGGCTGGCGTGATGTTCGGCATCTACATGGTGCTGGCTGCGCTGCTCACTTGGGTGCGGTTCAGCCCGATGCTGAATGTGATGAAAGCCATCCTGATTACGGTTATTGCCATTTCCTCGTTGTCCACCTACCTCTACTGCGAATACCTGGTTTTCGGCAAGAAGTTTGGCTTTGCGCTGGATGTTCTCACCGTGGCCTCGTGGCAGATCCTGATTCCGCTTGGCGTTATGGGCATCTGGCAGCTGATGAGCACGATCCGCATCTACATTGTCGTAGCCGCCGTCCTGTTTTCCATCGTTCTGGACCTCGTTTCTGACAGGAAGGAGGCCGCACGATGAACATCACGGTAAAGAAGTTGGCAGAGCTGCATAAGCCTACCCACAACATCCGCCGGCACTCCGACAAGCAAATCACCGAGTACATCCGCAGCATTGAGATGTTCGGTCAGGTGAAGCCGCTGGTCGTTGCCGAGGATGGCGAAATCATTGCCGGCAACGGTCTGTACGAAGCCCTGCTCCGCATGGGCCGGGAGACCTGCGACTGTTATGTGATGGTCGGGCTGACCGATGTGCAGAAGAAAAAGCTGATGATGGCCGACAACAAGGTCTATGAACTCGGCTTTACCGATGTGGATGCCATTGAAGAACTGGTCAAAGAACTGGACGGCGATGTGGACGTTCCGGGCTGGGATGCAGACCTGTTGGAAATGCTGAACAGCACCACGGACGAAGCTGATGAGGTAATCGGCTCCTATGGCGATTTCCCGGAAAACGAGATTGCACCCATCAACCGCCATCAGGCAGAGGAACACGTTCCGTATGCCGAAACACCGACCTACCCGGTGGCTCCCGCCCCACAGCCTGCTCCTGCCGTCTCCGCTGCCCCGCAGCAGCCCTCCACAGTGCTGGAGGTGTCTACACTTTCCGAACCGCAAACTGCTGCTCCAGAGGCGGACAGTGGCGCGGAGCAGCACAGGTACATCCGTTGCCCGAAGTGTGGTGAATTGATATGCCTGTGAAAGTAGTGGAAAGCAGCATGAACGTGCTGCAGGCGGCGAAAATCCGTATCCGCAACGTGTTCGCCAACGGCTGCAAAATCTATCTGTCGTTTTCCTCTGGCAAGGACAGCCTGTGCATGGCCAATCTCGTGTATGATATGATTCTCTCCGGCGAGCTCGACCCCAAGCAGCTGACGGTGACGTTCATTGACGAGGAAGGACTTTACCCCTCCATGGTCGATGCAGCACATCGCTGGCGGCGTAACTTCCTGTCGGTCGGCGCAAAATTCTTATGGTTTTGCTTGCCGTTCAAGCAGGTATGCGTGATAGACCACCTTTCTGCGTCGGAATCGTGGATAACATGGGAGCCGGGCAAAGAAGATGTGTGGATGCGCACCCCGCCTGATTTTGCCATCAGGTACAGCCCATACCTGCACCACCCCGGAGAGATGAATTACCAGACGTTCTGTGAAAAGGCGTTCCGTGACGGCATTCAGCTGGTCGGCCTGCGCACAGCAGAAAGCCTGACCCGCTTTAAGTGTATCGCCAACACCAAGATGGAGCGTATCACAAAAGGCGGCAAGTTCTATCCCATCTACGATTGGGCTGATTCCGATGTTTGGCTGTACATCAAAGAGAGAAACCTTGAATTTCCTGAAATCTATATGCGTTTGTACGAAGCTGGTGTGCATAAAAATGCACTCCGGCTTTGCGCTTTCTTTGGAGATACCAGCACACAAGGACTGCGATGGGTTGCAGAAACCGACAACGACCTGTGGGAGCGTATCCAGCGGCGAGAGCCAAACGCCTACCTCGTTCTGCTTTACTGGGATTCCGAGATGTTCCGGCGCAGCACCCGCAAGCGGCGTGAGCTGGAAGCAGACACCGAACAGAAGGATTATAAAGCCCTCTGCAAAGACCTGCTGTTCCTCCACCCGGAGCGGTACACCATCGCCAAGGACACCTTATCCCACATCGACCACTGGCGAGGCCTGTTCATAAAGACCTACGGCATCGCTGAACAGAAACACTACAAAACCATGTATGAGGGGCTACTGTACGGAGATCCCAAGATGCGTATCCTGCGCATCCTCTGGACCACCATCTACAACGACCACAACGCCCGCATCAAGGAGGAGCAGAACCATGGAAAGCATTGACGTATTCGCACCGCTGGCATCCCTCCAGTGGGTAGACCGCAACACCATCCACGCCAACGACTACAACCCCAACAAGGTCAGTGAGGAGAACCTGAAGCTGCTGGTGCAGTCCATCCTGACCAACGGCTGGACGCTGCCCATCGTGGTACGCCCGGACGGAACCATCATTGACGGCTTCCACCGCTGGACAGTATCAGGCCGTGAACCGCTGCTGTCCCTGCTGGGCGGCAAGGTGCCTGTCGTAGTCGTAGACCATCACGGTGACGAGAGTGCCGATGTATACGGCACCATCACACACAACCGAGCCCGCGGCACACACCTGCTCGACCCTATGAAAGCTATCGTGAAGAAGCTCATGGACGAGGGCAAGACCGTGGACGAGATCGGCAAGCAGCTTGGCATGAGGCCTGAAGAAATCTTCCGTCTGTCCGGCTTTACCAAAGACGAGTTCCTGAACATGATGACCAAAGACCATCCGACATACTCCAAGGCCAAGGTCATCCGCAGCATCTGAGAGAGGAGCATATCACAATGCCTGTCGTAGACATCTACGTTGATAAGCCTGTACCTGTGCAGGACATGAAGTTCACCTTCGTGTATGACCCTGCAATGGTTGAAGCTGCGCTCCACCCGCCCGACAGCGGGCAGGAGCAGCCGTTCGGTGCTGAAAAGGTACTGTGACGGGGGTGCCCTACCATGAGCGGGCTCGTCGACCCCGAAACCAAGCTAGTTAGTGAGGGAAAAATCAGTCATTTCGTTACGGTTTGTATAATGACTTTGCTGTGATTTTCCAAAGAGTTTTACAAAAAAGGAGGTGGTTTCTGAATGCCGACAAAAGAAAGAGTTGCTGACATGACTGTGACCACCACCCAACTGGCCGCCGTGCTGGGCATCACGAACCGCAGGGTGCAGCAGCTCACACAGGATGGGGTGCTCACCACCGTCAGTCGAGGAAAATTTGTCCTTGGTGACGCAGTGCAGGCCTACAATGCCAGCACTGCCCGTGGCGGGCTGACCAAAGAGGAAGCGGCAGAGGCCAAAAAGCTGGACCACATCAAGCAGAAAGCAGAAGCTACGCTCAAAGCCAGCAAAGCGAAAATCGCTCAAGCTGAGGCAAAAGAGCTGTCCGGGCAGATGCACCGCAGTGAGGATGTGGCCGCTATGACCTCTGAGCTTATCTACACCGTCCGGGGTGCGCTGATGGCGCTGCCCAGCCGTGTTGCCATCAATGCGGCTGCTCTGTCTGACCCGGCAGAGGTGGCAGAGTATATGCGTGGCGAGGTGAATCAGATAGCCGAAGAAATCGCCATGTTCCGTTACGACCCGGCAAAGTATGAGGCCCGTGTCCGTGAACGCAAGGCGTGGGCTGAAAAGCTGGCTGGTGACGACGATGAGTGAGAATGCAGCGGTTGACCGTCTGAATGCTCTGGTGTCAAAGCTGGTGGCAGCTATCCGGCCCCCGCCCAATGTGTCCGTGAGCGAGTGGGCCACACAAAACCGCGTCCTGTCCCCGGAAGCGTCTGCCGAGCAGGGCCGCTGGCGTAACAGCCGCACGCCCTATCTGGTGGAGATCATGGACGCATTCTCCGACCCGCGCATCCATCATATCGTTGTCGTTGCGTCCTCACAGGTCGGCAAGTCGGAGTTTGAAAACAATGTCATAGGCCGCACCATTGAGGTTGACCCCGGCAGTATTCTTTTCATCCATCCCCAAATGACGGATGCCAAGGAGTACAGCAAGCTCCGTATCGCCCCCATGATACGAGACTGCCCTACACTGCGGGCCAAGGTCGCAGAGAAAAAGAGCCGGGACAGCGGCAACACGATTTTGCAGAAAAGTTATCCCGGCGGCATCCTGACCATGTGCGGATCTACCGAGGCGCACGCTCTGGCATCAAAGCCCATCCGCTATGTGCTGGGTGACGAGCGTGACCGCTGGGCAGTGAGTGCCGGCACAGAGGGCGACCCTTGGGAACTGGCAATGGCCCGGCAGACCACTTTCTACAACGCAAAGGCTGTGGAAGTCAGCACACCCACCATCAAGGGACACAGTGCCATTGCCAAGTCCTACGTCAAGGGCACGATGGAGCGCTGGGTATCCCAGTGCCCGCACTGCAAGGGATTCCATGAACTGCGTTGGGAAGATATTCGGTACGAGTATGACACCATCGAAACCCACGGAGAGAAAACCTACAAGGTCAAGGACGTGTGGTATCTCTGCCCGGAGTGCGCCTGCATTTCGGACGAAGTGACCATGAAGCGGGCACCAGCTCACTGGCAAGCGGAAAATCCCGCCGCCTATGAGAACGGTATCCGCAGCTTTTGGCTGAACAGCTTTGTTTCGCAGTGGGCAGCATGGAAAGATACCGTGCTGAAATACCTGAATGCCCTGGGCGATACCAAGAAGATGCAGGTTGTCTACAACACCCGTCTGGGGCTGCTGTGGGAAGATCGCGGCGATGTGCAGGACGAGGACACCATGCTTGGCCGCAGGGAGGAATACCCTGCGGAACTGCCGGATGGTGTGCTGGTGCTGACCGCTGGCGTTGATACGCAGGACGACCGCATGGAGTACGAGATCGTGGGCTTCGGTCACTTCGGGGAAACATGGGGCATCGAAAAAGGCATCATCTCTGGCCGCCCGGACAGTGACGAGGTCTGGCAGCAACTGGACGAGCTGGTTTTCGACCGCAAGCTGAAATTTGCTGACGGCCTAGAGCTGCCCGTTTCCATCAAATTTGTAGACGAGGGCGGCCATTTCACCCAAGAGGTGCGCCAGCGCTGCCATGACCGCATCGGCAAAAAGGTTTTCTGCATCAAGGGCTTTCCCGGCTCCGACCGGCCGTTCACAGGCCCGCCAAAGCAGGTGAAAATCACGGTGCAGAACCGCTACATCGGGATGTGCTGGCAGTACCAGTTGGGCGTTGACGCTGGCAAGCAAATCATCATGGACGATTTGAAAGTGCAGGAGCCGGGCCCTCGGTACTGCCACTTCCCACGCCGGGACGATTACGGCCTCGGCTACTTCAACGGCCTCTTGTCAGAGCATTTGATATACAAAGAGGGCCACCGCAACCCGTGGCAATGGGATAAAATCTCCGGCCATGAGCGAAACGAACCTCTTGACTGCCGAAACTATGCCATAGCGGCCTACAAGGTGCTGCCGAAAGACCTTGATGCCATCGACCGGGCGCTGAAAAGGCTGCGCGGCAAGGCACCAGAGGCACCGGCAGCCCCGGTGATAAATATTCAACAACCCGTCTCCCGTCCCCAGCCGTCCCCCGGCCGGAGGCGGGAGAACTTTTTAGACGACTGGTGAGGTGTGAGTTATGGATACCGTGACCATCAAAAAGCGGCTGGAGTTCCACACGAAGCGGCTTGATAACCTGTATGTGGCCTACAACAAGCTGCTTTCCGGTGGCGTGAAAAGCTATCGTCTGGACGACCGGGAACTCACACGTCTTGACCTCGGCAAGCTCAGCGATGAGATCAAAGATGCCGAGGAAAAGGTCGATGAACTGACCGCGCTGCTGAACGGCCAGAGTGCCCGCAAGGCATTCTCCGTTATCCCGCGCGATTGGTGATCCTTTAGGGTGACGGCCCGAAAGGGCCTTTGCCGCGGGCTGGCTGCTTTTTACTCCTTTCCCCAGCCAGCCCGCTTAGTTTGAAAATTACGGAGGCGATTACTCTTGAGTGTCAGATACCGCGTCACCGCTGCACCGCAGGCCAGCGGCTACAGCGAGGCGGGCGCATCCTACAAACGGCGTGCGCTGCGGGCTTTCTTCCCCAACAGCAACTCTCCGAGCAGCGATATTCACGACAACGCAGATATTCTGCGGCAGCGGAGCAGAATGCTCTACATGAGCGCACCTGTTGCGACCAGTGCCATCAACACGAATCGAACGAAGATCGTTGGCACCGGGCTGACCTTGAAAGCGACCGTTGACCGAAACGTACTGGGGCTATCCCCGGAAAAAGCCAAAGAGTGGCAGAGTAAAACCGAGGCAGAGTTCCGGCTTTGGGCCGAAAACCGCCGCAGTTGTGATGCCATGGGGCTGAACGATTTCTACGGCTTGCAGCAGTTGGCCCTGAAAAGCTGGCTTATGAGCGGTGATGTGTTCGCCGTGGTGAAAATTCGTGACCCGGACAAGCTGCACCCCTACGGGCTGCGGCTGCATCTGGTGGAGGCTGACCGTGTGTCCACCCCGGATAAGCTCGGCGGTATGCTGGATGGCCTGGGCTATACCGAGGGCACAAACCCCAACACCGGGAACAAAATCTATGATGGTGTGGAAGTGGACAGCAGCGGCATGATCGTGGCCTACCACGTCCGCAACACATATCCGCATGAGTGGCGGAATGACATCACCAAATGGCAGCGAGTGGAGGCGGTCGGTGCGACAACTGGGCTGCCCCAGATCCTGCACATTATGGAGTCCGAACGTCCGGACCAGTACCGTGGTGTCCCGCTCATTGCACCCATCATCGAACCGCTGCTCCAGCTTCGCAGATATACGGAGTCGGAACTGCTGGCAGCTCTGGTGCAGAGCTTCTTCACGGCATGGATTGTCACCGATACCCCGAAGAACGCTATCCCGTTTGACGAAACCGGCAGCGGAGATCTCGGCGGTGTTCCTGTGGACAACCCAAAGGCTGACAACGCCAGCCACAGCCCGAACGAGTATGAGATGGGGCCGGGTACGGTTGCGCACCTCGGCAAGGGCGAGGACATCAAGTTCGGAAACCCCAATATTCCCACCGCAGGGTTTGATACGTTCGTCAAAACGCTGTGCAAACTCATGGGTGGTGCCATTGAAATGCCGTATGAGCTGTTGCTGAAAGAGTTCAACGCCAGCTACTCGGCCAGCCGTGCCTCTCTTTTGGAGGCATGGGAAGGTATCAAGATGCGGCGTGCATGGCTGGTAGGCAGCTTCTGCCAGCCTGTATATGAAATTTGGCTTTCTGAGGCTGTGGCCCGTGGACGAGTAATCGCCCCGGGCTTTTTTGATGATCCTCTGGTGCGTGCTGCATGGTGCGGCGCACGGTGGATTGGGCCTGTGCAGGGCACCCTTGACCCGAAGAAAGAGGTCGAGGCCGCCGTGCTCCAGACCCATCACGGCTTCCGCACCCATGAGCAGGTCACGCGCGAGCTGGGCGGCGGCGACTGGGAGGACAATGTCGCAGAGCTGGCCCACGAAAATGAGCAGCTCAAAGCTGCGGGCAGCGAGGGCGTAATCGAAACCACAGAAAGTGTCACTACACAGGGAGGTAAAGAAAATGCCGAAAGCACCGAGTAGCACCCCGATGGTGAGCATCCAGCGGCCCTGCTATGCAATGGCCAGCACTGACGGCCAGAGCGCTGACATCACCATGTACGGCCAGATCGTGGACACGCAGCCCACGGATTGGTGGACGGGTGAGCCGATTCCGGGTCAGTACATCATCGAGAGCGAGTTCCTGTCCGACTTGCAGCAGGTCGAGCATTGCACGGAGATCACCATCCGCATGGACAGTGTAGGCGGTGATGCCGGCGTGTCTATCCTGATTCACAACCGGCTGCGTGAGCTGGCCGCCAAGGGCACAAAGCTGACCTGTATTGTGGACGGCGTGGCCATGTCGGGCGGCAGCCTTATCATGTGTGCCTGTGATACCGTCAAAGCAAATCCGTCCAGCCTCGTCATGATTCACAAGTGCTGGTCGCTTATCTGGGGCAATTACAATGCCGACGAGCTGCGCAAAGCGGCGGATGCCAACGACGCATGGGATAAGAGTCAGGTTTCCATCTACAAGAGGAAAACCGGCCTCTCCGAGACCGTGCTTTTGCACATGATGTCCGATACCACCTACATGACCGGCAAAGAGGCCGTGGAAAAGGGCTTTGCAAATGAGCTGCTGGATGATGCCGAGCCGGTGGAGATCTCCGCAAGTGCCGACCGGCAGACCATCTACGCCAAGGGCCACGCCCTGCACCTGAGACCGGGCACAAAACTGCCCGGCAATATTCCTATGGCTAAAGCGGCTGCACCTGCGACCGCTACTGCAAATACACCGGCGGCACCCGCCGCCCAGTCCAACGAAGGAGGACATACCACTATGGCAACTACCATCGAGGAGCTTCGCAAGGAAAACCCGGAGCTGTGCCGCCAGCTTGAGCAGAGCGCTTCTGAACAGGCATCCCAGAACGAGCGCACCCGCCTGTCTGAAATTGACGAGGTGGCCAACCTGTTCGACCCGACTATGGTTCAGGAGGCCAAGTACGGCAAGACCGCTTGCGATGCCCGTGAGCTGGCTTTCCGCGCTGCCAAGGCCGCAGCTGCGCAGGGCCACGAGTTCCTGAAGAAGCTGGCGGCCGACAATCAGGCATCCGGTGCCCAGGGCGTGGAGGCCGTGCCGGGCGCATCCGCAACCGGCGACCCGGAGTCCCTGCCCGATGCAACGGGCAATGCACCCAAGACCCCGGCTGAACGCATGGCTGCGGCTGATGCTGCCGTCGCTGCGCTGCTTGACGGGGACGAGAAAAAGTAAGGAGGAACACTACAATGACTGAGCTGAACAAAAGACTGGGCAGCATGGATTATGACGGCCTGATTGCCGACATCTATCCTAAGCTGGTGGTCAGCGGCGGCACCATCCGTAAGCTGGCCGAGGCTGCCACCATCAAGCGTGGCACCATTCTGGCAAAGTCCAGCGGCACTTCCGGCGATGGCAAACTGGTGGTGCTGGGCACCGCGGCCACTGGCGACGAGGTGCTGACTGCCAACTGCATCCTGTGTGATGACGTTGAGGTCGGCACGTCCGATGATGTGACCGTCCCTGTGTACCTGACGGGCTGCTTCAACACCAACAAGTGCATTGTGGCCGACAGCTACACCATGACCGAGGCTGACAAGGATGCCCTGCGCGAGGGCGGCATCTTTTTCAAGGCCGCTGCACCGGCACTGTAAGGAGGATATATCATGCCTGCTGAACTGAATTTTTTCGATACCTACACCCTGATGGCCGTCTATAAGAGGGTCGTCCCCAAGAAGACTTTCTTCCGTGACCGCTATTTCCCGACCAGCGACGAGGACATCTTTGCGTCCAACAAGGTTCTGACCGAATACATGGACGGCGACCAGAAGATGGCAGCCTTTGTTGCGCCTCGTGTCGGCGCAATCCCGATGGAGCGCATGGGCTACGAGATTCATGAGCTTGAGCCTGCATTCATCGGCATGAGCCGTGAGCTGTCCACCGACGACCTGACGAAGCGTGGCTTTGGCGAGGCCATCTATGCCAACAGTACCCCTGCACAGCGTGCGGCCAAGCTGACCCAGAAAGACCTGGCAGATATGGATGCCCGCATCGTTCGCCGTGAGGAGTGGATGTGCGCCCAGACTATGCTGGATAACGGCTGCACCATGCAGGAAATGATCGACAACCAGACCAAGGGCGATACGAAGGTTGTGAAGTTCTACAACCCCGGCCACGAGAACGACCACATCTATGTCCCTGCTGCAAAGTGGAACGAGGAAGGTGGCAAGTTCTTTGAGGATGTTGCTGCCATGTGTGATATGCTGTCCAGCCGTGGTCTGGCTTCCGCAGACCTGCTGCTGGGTGCCGATACCTACAATGCCATTCTGGATCTCGAAAAGGTGCAGCGCCTGCTGGACAAGAACTCTGGCATCATTGTGGGCCAGATTGAGGAGCAGCTCAGCCCGTATCATGGTGTGGTCTATGGTGGCACCCTGAACTTCAAGGGGCACAAGCTGAACCTGATCTCCGTTGACGAGACCTATGTTGACGATGAGGGCAAGGCGCGGCCTCAGTTCCCCAAGACCGATGCCTTGGTCACCGCTCCCGGCTGCGGCCACCTGATGTATGGTGCCATCACCCAAATCAACTACGGTGATACCAAGCATACCACCATCGCAAGTCGCCGTGTTCCGAAGTTCAGCCTCAATCAGGAGAACGACCTGCGCAAGACCATTCTCAAGGCCCGCCCGCTGGCTGCACCCCACAACTACTGCCCGTGGATCCGCGTCAAGAATGTGGTCGGCTAAGTCTGGCCAGAAAGGAGTATACCGATGCTTGTTGAGATTCTTTGCGGCGGCTATGGCTGCCGCACCAAGACGGGCATTCACACCGTCATGCGTGGTGAACAGTGCGAGGTCAGCGAAAGCGAAGCACGCCGCCTTATCGGGCTGGGCGTGGCAAAATCCCCGTACATCACCGACAGAGGCACGGCGAGCACCCTTGCGGCGGCTCCGGCAGCTGCGGAAGGTAACGACACCCCCACAGCCGAAACCCAGCAGGGCGGCTCTGAGACGGCCCACCTTGACCCCAACCAGTTGCAGGACATGACTGTTGCTGAGCTGAAGAAGCTGGCGGCGGATATGGGCATCGAAACCAAGCAGCTCAAGACCAAGGATGAACTCGTCGAGGCTATCTGCGCCGAGGACGTTGTTCCCGGTGACGAGAGCACCGAGGCCCCGGAGCTGTCTGCTGCGATGCCCACCGCATGAGCGGCTTCAAGGACGCTGTGCAGGAAGACCTGAACAGCGTCTTTCTAAATCTGGACGAGTTCGCAGAAACGCACACGGTCTACTATGACGGTGAGGAGTATTCGGATATTCCCATTGTCATGACCGGCCTCTCCGAAAAGGAGCGGGTGCGTCAGAGCATCAGTGACCATGCAGAGGGCATATACCGGGTAAGCCGGGTGCTGCATTGCGATATTGCAGCTCTCGGCGGGAAGCAGCCGGAGCAGGGCTGCAAGCTGGGCATTGACGAAGACGGATTTGTCCGCAGCTACTATGTGGCATCCTCTGTCTGCGAAATGGGGATGCTGCGGGTAGAACTGGAGGCGATTGACGAATGAGCGATGTGACAACGGACACCATGATGCACAGCGTGACAGCTGGCATCGCTGTTGACATTGCAGAGGAGGGGTTTGACCGCGTGTCAGCCATCCTTTCCGGAATCCCCGGTGGTGCCAATCGTGCCGTTGGCTCTGCGCTTGCCCGCGCCGCTGCTGCCGGAAAGACGGTAGCAAAGCGGGCGGTCACTCAGGAGTACGCCATCAGCAGCAGTGAATTCACCAACCGCACCAAGAACGTCAACAACATTCAGCGGGCCAACAGCGGCGAGGTTTCTATCAACTTCGGCTACCGTGGCAGCGTCGTCCCCCTTAGAGTTTTCGACACCAAGGTGGACCGCAGCGGCCGCGTTATTACCCGTGTGAAGAAATCCAGTGCCCGACAGGCGCTGGACCACGCTTTCGAGGCGAAAATGGGTTCTCACTATGGCATCTATGAGCGGCAAGGAGAAAAACGGTTCCCGGTCAAGGAACTGTTTGGCCCTGCCACCCCGCAGATGATGTACTCCAACGAGAATGTCATGGACTCCATTGAGGAGAAAATGGCATCCACCTATGAGGAGCGCATTGAGCATGAAATCACGCGAATTTTGAACGGATGGGGTGTCTGATATGACCAGTGTTGTTTTGCTTGAACAGCTGAAAGCATTCACCGAGAAAATCATGGCCGATATGATTCTCCCGGTGGCCATGCAGCAGGGCGATACCGAACAGGCCTACCGTGCCCCGGAAGTCTATCTGATGCGGCTGCCCGACAGTCGTTCTGCCAAGAAGAAAGCCCCGTATATCATCCATCGGGTCATTCCGCTGGCAACGGAGCAGCAGCCCGGCAGCGAGGAGCGAACGGTGGTTTCTGTGCGCTCTATCTTTTGCTGCTACAACCCGGATGAACAGGAGGGCGACCTCGCTCTCTTGAACATGATGGAGCGGTTTCGTGTGGAATTGCTCAAAGTCCGCAAGGTAGGCGGCACTGGCACCGATGGAAAGCGTCGGTATCAGTTTGCGCTTGACCTGTCTCCCGGTCATAAGCTGGAAAGCATTCCTTATGACGAGGAATCGAAGCCCTACTATGCCGGAGAAATGATCACCTACTGGAAGCTGCCGTCCGTGCAGCAAACGGAGGACATTGAATTATGGCGGTGAAAAAGACCGCGGCGGAACAGAACGCCGAAAACACCGTGAGCGCCGAGCCTGCACAGAGCAAGCCCGGCGTTTCTATTTACGTCGGCCCGTCCATTCTGGGCTACATCCAGAAAAACACGATTTACCCCTGCGCTGCTGCGGAGGCCGTAGAGCGTGATGATGTGAAGATTGCCACCGAGAAATATCCCGGTGTGGCCGACTTCATCATCAATGTGGACGAGCTGCATACCACGCCTGAAAAGGCAAAAGCACGCGGCGAGGCCGTCCTTGCATTTGCACGGATGCTCGCCAAATCCAAGTAAGGAGGAATACATACTATGGCAGATCATGGTATCAATGTCAGCCGCGCCGATACCGCCGTGGCGACACCGAACACCGCAACCTGCGGCATCCCCTTTGTCATTGGCACCGCACCGCTGTCTAAGGCGACCGGTACTGCTGCGACCGCTGGCCTCCCGGTGCTCTGCACCAGCTATGATGAGGCAAAGGAACAGCTGGGTTATGACGACGACTGGGCCAAGTACACCGTCTGTGAGGTGATGTACTACCACTTCAAGCTGTGCGCCTGCCAGCCGGTCATTTTCCTGCCCGTTGGCGAGACCGCCGAGGCTTCCGATGTGTCCGCCGCTGTTGAGCAGATTGAGCTGTGCCTGACCATGTTCGGCATTGTGCCCGACCTGATTATGGCTCCCGGCTTCTCCCAGGATGCCACCGTTGCAGCTGTTATGGACGCAAAGGCTGGCTCCATCAACGGCATGTTTACCGGCAAAGCTCTGGTGGACATTTCCGCAAAGACCTATACCGCTGCGGTTCAGGCGAAAAACAGCGGCACCTATACCGAAAAGACCATCCTGTGCTGGCCCAACGGCACCCTCGGTGATCTGCGTTTCCACGGCTCCACCGTCGAGGCGGGCTGCCTTGCAGAAACCGATACCGGCAACGAGGGCATTCCCTATGAAAGCCCCTCCAACAAGACCGTTCACATCGACGGCCTGTGCGACGACGACGGCAACACCATCAACCTGACCTATAATCAGGCCCTTGTTGTTGATGCTGCAGGCATCTGCACCTTCCTGAACTTCATGGGCGGCTGGACCGCTTGGGGCAACCATACTGCGTGCTACCCCAAGTCCACGGATGTGAAGGACTACTTCATCCCGCTCAGCCGTATGTTCGACTACGTCTCCAACACCCTCATCAAGACGTTCTGGAGCAAGCTCGACAAGCCGATGAACCGTCGTCTCATCGACACCATTCTGGATAGCGCCAACATCTGGCTGAACGGTCTGGTGGGCGCAGGCTATCTGCTGGGTGCCCGTGTGGAAATGCTGGAAAACGAGAACCCGCTGACCAGCCTGATGGCGGGCAAAATCAAGCTGCACGTCTACATGACCCCGCCCTCTCCGGCGCAGGAGATTGATTTTGTGCTGGAATATGACGCTGACTATGTGACCAGCGCACTCCAGTCCTAAAAAGGAGGCACTACAATGGCAATCGATCAGAGCGTTATCAACTTCGCGGTCTATGAGGACAGCGTGGAGTATCTGGGTATGTCGAAAGTTACCCTGCCGGACGTTACCTTTCTGACGCAGAGCATTTCGGGCGCTGGTGTCGGTGGTAACGTCGAAGCGGTCATTCTGGGCCATTTGGAGGCTATGACCCTTGGTCTGGAATTCCGCACCACCACGCCGCAGTCCGTCCAGCTGTCGGAGCTGCGCCGCCACAGCATTGACCTGCGTGTGGCGAACCAGTATGAGGATCCTGTTGCGGGTACGGTCGAGGCACGGAAGGAAAAGCATATTTTCGTGGTCGTGCCCAAATCGACCAAGGGCGGCACCATTGCACCCGCAACGCCCACCTCTGGCTCCGGTGAATACGCTGTCCGCTACTGGGCAACGTACATCAACGGTAAGAAGGTGCGTGAACTGGACCCCCTCAACTTCATCTGCTACATCAACGGTGTGGATTATCTGGCCGGTGTCCGTGCGGCCCTGGGCAAGTAATCCGCGTATAGCGTTTCGCCGGAGCTGCATTTTGCAGTCCCGGCCTATTTTTTGAGCGTGAAAGGAGCTATCCAGCATGAACGCCGTTATTGACCCGAAAGAATTTGATGCAGCTCAGGCTGCCGCTGCAAAGGCTGCTGCCGCTGCTGACCCGTATACCTACACCCACAAGCTCCAGAAGCCCCTTGACTATGAGGGCAAGCACTACGAATCCCTCACGTTCAACTGGGGCAAGCTGACCGGCAATGACTCCATCGCCATCGAGGCAGAGCTTACGGCTCTGAATCAGCCGGTTATCATCCCCTCGATGAGTGCGGGCTACCTTATCCGCATGGCCTGCCGGGCGTGTACCGAGCCTATCGGTGTTGATGTCATTGGTGCTATGAGCATCCGGGACTACAACACCATCCGCACCAAAGCAAGAAATTTTTTGCTGAGGTCGGACTTGTAACCGGTGATGGCGGCGTGTGGTTGCGGCGACAGGTGCTTGCAATGGCACAGGTCAACTGTACGCCTGCGCCCTACTGGCTGGAAATGCCCCTGTATCAGTTCCGGCAATGGATCCGCAGCAGCAATGACCTCATTGCCGAGCGCCAGAGAGCGAGAAAGGACGGTAAGTAGTGGCTCGTAAAGAGTGGGAGCTGCTGTTCAACCTGTCCGCTAAACAGAACAGCAGCTTTTCCAGTACATTCAAGGCTGCTCAGTCTGCCCTTGTGGAAACGCAGGGAAAGATTCAGCAGTTGAACAAAGTACAATCCGACATTTCGGCGTACCAGAAGCAGCAACAGGCCGTTGACGCAACCCGTCAGCGGCTTTCTGTTTTGCAGCAGCAGTACGACAACATCCAGAAAGAGATTCAGGAAACCGAGGGCTACTCCTCCGCGCTGGAAAACAAGCTGCTTTCCAAACAGGCGCAGATCGACAAGACCACGGCCTCCCTGAACACTTATGAGCAGCGTTTGGCTGCCACCGGGAATGCTCTGCACGAAGCTGGCGTGGATACCACGCAGCTGACGGCGGAAAGCGTCCGGCTGGAAACTGAGGTCGATAAGCTCAAGGATAAGCAGGTTGACCTCAAGAAAACGATGGACGAGGCCGGTGAGGGCGCAAAGGGATTCGGTGAAAAATCGGTCGAGGCGCTTGAGACGGTCGAGGCCACGCTGGCCACGGTCGGCATTTCAAAGGCCCTCGGAGAAATCCGGGATGCCTACATGGACTGCATCAACACCGCAGGTGATTTTGAAGCATCCATGAGCAATGTCGAGGCTCTCTCCGGTGCTACCGGCGAGGAATTGACGACCCTGTCCGACAAGGCCAAGGAAATGGGCGCAACCACGAAATTCACCGCTGGTGAATCGGCTGATGCTCTGTCCTACATGGCTTTGGCAGGCTGGGACACCCAGTCTATGCTGGAGGGCATCAGCCCGGTGCTGAATCTGGCTGCTGCCGCCAACATGGATCTGGCGCAGGCATCCGATATTGTTACCGACTATCTGACTGCCTTTGGTCTGAAAGCCTCTGACACCACGCACTTTGTCGATGTGATGGCCTACGCCATGGCTCACTCCAACACGAACGTGATCCAGCTGGGCGAGGCATACAAGGCGTGTGCAGCCACCGCAACGTCCCTCGGCTACTCGGTCGAAGAAACGACGGCAGTGCTGGCCACCATGGCCAATGCTGGTGTCAAGGGTGGCGAAGCTGGTACGGCCCTGAACGCAATCTTCACCCGACTTGCTACCAACACGAAGGAGTGCGGCGACAAGCTGGCTGCATATGGCGTAAACATCTACGATGCACAGGGCAATATGCAGAGCTTGTCCAGCATCCTCACCGGCATGGCTGGCATCTGGGGTGACTTGACTGACCAAGAGCAGGCCAACCTTGCGAAGACGGTAGCTGGCACGAACCAGTATTCCAAACTGCAAACCATCATGGCTGGATGCAGCGAAGCAGCGGCCGAGGGTGGGCAGTCTTTCTCAGACTATACTGCGGCTCTGAACAACTGCGCCGGGTCTGCCGACAAGATGGCCGGCACTATGCTGGACAACATGAACGGCCGCCTGACTCTGATGCAGTCCGCAGCGGATGGCCTGAAAATCGCAATCGGTGAAGACCTAACCCCGGCAATGTCCGGCCTGTACGATGTCGGAGCTGAAGTTCTTGGCTGGATGCAGGGCGTTGTAGAGGAGAACCCCGGCCTTGTCCGTGGCATCGCCGCCGGAACGGTAACGTTGGGTGGCCTGCTCGGTGTCCTGACCGCAGTTGCAGCAGGCATCAAGGCTGCGCAAATGGCCGCAACGCTTTTCACGGGCACCCTTGCCGGCTTGGCTGGACCTCTCGCCATTGCAGCCGTCGCAACGGCCGGCGTGGTGACGGTGGTAACTGCTCTAGCAACATCCTCCGATGATTCCGTTCCTCCTGTAAAGGAGCTGACCAGCGCCGCTCGTGACATGGGCGACAGCATGGAAGAAGCGAGCGCAAGCTACGATTCCACCCTGTCCAACATGGCAGCGACCGCCAGCGTTGCGGACCAGTACATCAGCAAGTTGGAGGCCATCGAGGCCGCCACAAATGGGAACACGGACGGAAATGCCGAATACCACGACACGCTGGCCCGGCTGTCTGTTCTGGTGCCCAGTCTTGCAGATGATATTGACCTTGAGACCAATTCCATCAAGGGCGGCACCGCAGCGCTGCGCCAGCACACGGATGCCTATGTGGCGGATGCCAAGGCACAGGCCCGGCAGGAATACCTGAACACCCTTTATGACCAGTACAACAATGTGCTGGTTGAGAGTGCTGAGAACGAAACCAAGCTGGCGACCGCGCAGGCAAAGGTGGAAAAATCCAATGCCGGCATGTCTGCTGCCTACGATAAGCTGCTGACCACCCTCGGCCTGACGGATGAGCAGTTCAAGCTCACCTACGGCACGGTGGAAGATCTGCCGTGGCGCACCATGAGCGAGGATGTGCAGCAACTGCGCACTGAGTATATGGGGTACTCGGATGACCTTGTCACTGCCCGGCGGGAGGTCGAGAACTACACCGCCGCCGTAGAACAGGATCAGGAGGCTATCAATGCCGCCGAGGCCGAGTATCAGGAGGCCAGCGCCGCAGTCGATGCCCTGAATGCTTCGCAGCAGTCCGCCGCCGACAGCGCAGACGATGTTGCAGCGCAGCAGCAGAATGTGGCGAATGCCATCTCTGATGCAGAGCTTCGGATTCAGGACATCATTGCAGCCTACAAGGATGCCTATGATGAAGCCTACGGCAGCATCAGCGGCCAGTATGCGTTGTGGGATTCTGCGGAAAAGGTCGTTTCGACCTCCGCTGCATCCATCAACAATGCACTGCAAAGCCAGATCACCTACTGGGACAACTACAACCAGAACCTCGAAAAGCTGAACGAACGGGCGGCTGACATCGACGGTCTGAGTGAAGTTATCGCCAGTTTTGCGGATGGCAGCAAGGAATCCGTCAATGCGATTGCCGGTATGACCTCGGCCTCGGACGCTGACCTCGCCAAAATGGTTGAGAACTACGCTGCGCTGAAAGAAGCGCAGGATACCACCAGCGAATCTATCGCCGACCTCAAGACCGGCATGAGCAATTCTATGGACGAGATCGCTAAGACCGTAGCCGATACCGTATCGGAAATGGACATGAGCGACGAGGCCACGAAAAGCGCCAAGGAGACGATTCAGGGCTTCATCGATGGCGCATCCAGCATGATGCCCCGTGTGCAGGAAGCCTATGCCAAAATCGCCTCGGCGGCCTCTACTGCGCTGGCAGGCTCCAACGAGCGCTACAATGTCAACCACGGAATCCCCGGATATGCTGTTGGTACGGAAGATGCGGCTCCCGGCTTTGCCCTCGTTGGTGAGCATGGCCCGGAGCTGGTCTACTTCAACGGCGGTGAATCTGTTCTGACGGCCTCGGAAACCAGACGGGAGATGGAGAGCGCAAGCGTTACCCCCATGAGCGCTGAGCTGCCAGAGAGCAACGGCTCCTCTTCAGCACGCAGCACGGTTCCTATATCGCTCTCGCCGGTTTACCATATCTCAGGTATATCTGATACTGCCGAGCTGCAAAACGTCCTGAATGCCCAGAATGACAGCCTGAGAGAACTTGTCCTCGAAATCGTGAAAGATGCAGAGGACGATGATTTCAGAGGGAGGTATGCATGAGTAAAACCTATACGACTGTGCAAGGCGACCGCTGGGACAGCGTGGCCTATAAGCAGCTCGGCAGTTGCGCCTATGCTCCCAACCTGATGGCTGCTAATCCGCAGCACTTGGGCTATTTTGTGTTCCCGGCCGGAATCGTTCTGACGCTCCCGGATACCGAGACACAAACCAGCTCTACCTTGCCCCCGTGGAAGAAGGTGGTCACATGAGCGACGAAAATACCGCCCGCCATGCCGAGTGTACTGTGGAGTTTGACGGCGTGGACATCACCAGCAGCATCAAGCCCTACCTGCTGTCGCTGACATTTACCGATAATGAGGAAGATGCCAGTGACGACCTGCAGATCAAACTCCAAGACCGGGAGGGCGTTTGGATGACCGACTGGCTCCAGAAGATGCTGGACGGCGATGTGTCGGCCGCATCTTCTGATGGCTACAAGGTTGGTGACGTGGTGCAGTTCCTTGGCGGTCCACACTACAAGGCATCTACCGACAAAAAGGCAAACGGAACACCAAAGGCTGGCCCGGCCAAGATCACCATCATCAAGCAGGGCGCGCTGCACCCGTACCATGTTATTCACACGGACGGAACGTCCCGGGTCTATGGCTGGGTCGATGCCAGCGAGATCTCCGGTAAATCTGGCGGCAGTTCTTCCGGCAGCAGTGAAGGTGGCCTGAAAATCCGGGCTACCATCACGGCCTGTAACTGGCACTCTGACGGAAAGGATGAGGCGCTGGACTGCGGGGAGTTTGAGCTGGATAGCATAAACGCATCCGGCCCGCCCGACATTATCACCATAAAGGCCACGGGGCTGCCCTATACCAGCCAGATCCGGCAGACCAAGCAGAGCAAGGGCTGGGAAAAGTACAAGTTATCCGGCATCGCCAATGAAATGGCGAAGAAGAACGGTATGAAGTCCCAGTTCCTTGCGAAAAAGGATCCTGAGTATAAGCGTGTGGAGCAGTACCGCTGCTCTGACATCGACTTCCTGTCGCAGCTGTGCCATGATGCCGGCCTGTCGCTGAAATGTACAGACGGCAAAATCGTCATCTTCGACCAGAAGGAATACGAGGGAAAAGATTCTGCATGGACTGTCACCAAGGACGACAAGAGCTATATCAAGTGGAGCCACACGCTCGGCCAGGCCGGAACGCAGTATGCGTCCTGCCGGGTGTCCTATGTTGGGCCGAACGGCAAGCCCCTTGAGGGTATCGCCTACGTCAAGGACTACGATGCCAAGAGCAAAACCAACCAGCAGCTGGAAGTTTATGCCCCGGTCACAAGCAAGGCCGAGGCCGAAGAACTGGCTGCCAAAAAGCTCCGGCTGCACAACAAGTTTGAGCGTCAGGTGGGCTTTACCTATTCCGGTGCTCCGGGCAAGGTGGCCGGTCTGACGTTTGAGGCTAAGGACTTCGGGCCGTGGGATGGAAAGTACATCGTGAAGCAGGCCAAACATACCGTGACTGGCTCTGGCGGGTACACCACGCAGGTTTCCGGCCGTCATGTTTTAGGAGGGTACTGATGAACACTGCTGTTGATGTTCGCCTCGGTAAAGTCACCGATGTGAACAAAGAAAAGCGCCTTGTCCGTTGTAAGTTTGAGGACACCGGCATCACGTCCGGCTGGCTCCCGGTGATGCAGCACTACAAAGCCATTGTCTATACGGAGTCAGCCGGTGAGCATAATCACCAGTATATCCACCCCAGCCCCTACAACCTTGAAATCAAAAAGACCATGGATGGCTCCCGCCAGATTTGGGATGAAGAGGAAAAGGTTATCGGAGCGGACAACTCCACCGACCATCAGCACAAGTCTCATGTGGTGTGGTGGTTGCCGGCCGTTGATGATACGGTGGTCTGCCTGTACCTCCCGTGCTTCAATGCTGATGGTTTTGTTCTGGGAGGGATTTATCCGTGATCGTTGGTTGCCTCGGAGACATCAGCTTTTCCGTGTTTGATAGTCATGTCGAGACCATCAAGAACATGGTGCAGAATGTGTCGGCCAGATACACGACCCACCAGCGCGCCAGAGGCCCGGCCCTGACCGAGTTGACAGGCACCGATGCTCAAACCATCACGTTTGACATTGAGTTGGCCGCATACCTCGGCGTAAATCCCACCAAGGAGCGGGAACGGCTGAAAGAATGTGTCCTCAACGGGACTACGCTGCCGTTCGTTCTCGGCAATGTGGTCTACGGCAGCTATCGGTGGGTTATCAAATCTGCAAAATTTAAGACCCTGCACACAAACGCTTTCGGTACGCCGACATGGATTACCGCAAGCGTTTCTTTGTTGGAATACCAGAGAGAATGAGGTGATTTTTGTGAGCAACTACTTGGTATCGGCAAACGACCTGACCACCATTTCCCTTGGAGAACAGGATACCGTGACCAGCGTTCTGCAGAACATCGCCGTCATCCTGTCCACACCGAAAGGCACGGTGCCTTGCTATCGGGAATTTGGCATTGATATTGCGAACATTCTCGACCGGCCGGAAAACGTGGCGCAGCCTATGCTCTGCGCTGCTATCAAGGAGGCCATCGAGCGATTTGAACCTCGTGCTACCTACATGGGGACTACCTTCAAGGAAGCCCCTGACACTCCCGGGCGGATGCTGCCCGTCGTGGAGGTGAGCATCAGTGCGTAAAACTTACGAGTTCGTGTCCACGGACATGGATGAACTGGACAGGCTGCTTGTCACAGGGTATGAGCAGTTCTTTGGCAAAACTGTGATGCCCGGCAGCCCGGAACGGCTTTTCATTTCGTGGGTTGAGGATGCCATCATGTACGAGCGTGCCCAGAACAACTGGACAGGCAGCCAAAACTTACCCAGCAGCGCAGAGGGCGAGCATCTGGATGGCCTGGCCGAGCTGTTTTACTTGCAGGAGCGTCCCAAGCCTACGGCGGCGACCTGCACCATGCGCTTTTACATCAGCGAACCCCGCCAGACGGCGGTACTGATTCCGGCCGGCACCCGTGTCACGGACGACAATGCAGCCCTGTACTGGGAAACCTCCGCAGATGAGTACGTTCCCATCGGCGCAACATACGCGGATGTTCAAGTGACCTGCCAGACCGTAGGCACGGCTGGCAATGATTATGCTGTGGGTGACATCCACACCGCTGTTGACATCTACGACTACTATTCTGGCTGCTCCAATATCACGGTCAGTGCAAACGGCTCTGATGCCCCGGACGACGAGGAATTTTATGAGCTGATGCGTGACAGCCAGAGTGCATGGTCTGATGCTGGCCCGATTGGTGCCTACAAATACTTTGCAAAAAGGGTTTCCACTGAAATCGCAGATGTCGTTGCCAATTCGCCCAGCCCTGGCACAGTTTGCCTATACGCCGTCATGAATGATGGCAGCGTGGCTGGCGAGGAAACCAAGCGTGCTATGGTTGCGGCCTGTTCGCCGGATGAAATCCGGCCGTTGACTGACTATGTGATCTCTGGCGACCCGGAAGAAGTACCCTATAATATCGACCTGACCTATTACCTGACCCGGGACGGAAGCATTTCCGCAAGTGAAGCTCAGTCCGGCGTGAATGAGGCTGTGCAGCGGTACATCCGCTGGCAGTCCGGCAAGATGGGCAGGGACATCAACCCTGACAGGCTGCGGTATCTGCTTCTTTCGGCCGGCATCAAACGTGTAGACCTCAAACAGCCCGCCTTTACTCCGCTGGAAGACGGTGCGCCATCCCTTGACCGTAACGACAAGGTTCCGCAAGTGGCAAAGTTAGATCGGAAGAGCGTCGTGTAGGGAAAGAGTGTAGATCTCGGTGGTCGCCGTATCATTAAAAAAGGAGCGAGGGTATAACGTGGGGGCGCGAGTTAGATTGAAACGTACGGAGGGAGTGCGTTGGTGATCAGCTGAGCGAT